CTCAAAGATTACTATTTGAAAAATGCTGACATTATCCTGAAGTATTACGGTTCAGGTGATAAGATACAGTCTGTTTCTACAACTCCAGCAGATCAGAATACCTTTGTGAAGTATTTGACGGCTTCGAAGGTTGAAGATATTGGGGTTTCTAAGAAGGATTTATACGATGAGTTCACGTCACGTATGAAGATGACCACAGGTATAGAGCCATCTGAGAAAGTTAAAGACACTACAGAGCATTGTGATCGCTGTAATATTGCAAGAGAGGAACTTTCTGAAGACGGTATCTTAGTATGTCCAAAGTGTGGGTCTGAAGAATATATGTTAGTAGTTTCAGACTTTCCGAGTTTCCGTGATCCACCAAAGGAACGTAATAACTATGCATATAAAAAGATTAATCACTTAAATGAAATTTTGAATCAGTTTCAGGCAAAGGAATCCACCATTATTCCAGATGAAGTTATGAACGAGGTCATCTTAGAAATCAAAAAGAGAAGAATCCAGAATGTGGCAGAATTAAGTGAAATTGCCATGCGAGAGATTTTAAAGAAACTGAACCGATCTAAGTATTATGAACACGCAACACATATCCTCTCTCGGCTCAATGGAAATCCTCCACCAACCATCACCCCTGAGATTGAGGAAAAGGTTAGGGCGATGTTTCAAGAAATACAAGCCCCTTTTCTGCTGTACTGCCCTGATGATCGCACTAATTTCTTGTCGTACTCTTACATTCTTTATAAATTCTTCGAACTCCTAGAGCTGGACGAGTATAAGATATACTTTCCCCTGCTAAAAAGCCGTGACAGATTGATTGCTCACGATACAATTTGGGAGAAGATTTGTTCATACCTACACTGGGAGTTTATCAGGTCAGTTTAACTCCACTAATGTGACTTCTTGCATAACACGATGAGACATCATGACTATCTCGTCCACACCGAATACAATTATTACTTAGTGAAATCTCTTCAAAATCAACTTCTTCGTCATCTGACTGTGGGAAGTTGATTGCAAGCCCAGACTGAATCTTTAACAACTTCATATACATTAGACATTGCGTCATGTGTTTATCGCTGACATTTCCAACTGCCTTAAGTTCAACCACAACTTTCCCTCCGACAACAATGTCTGCTCTAACGTCTCCAACTTTAGTTCCTTCAAACATTACAGGGATTGTGTGTTCGCTAAGAAACCCGATATTATGTTTTTTAAGCAGAACTTCCATTGCGTTGTGATATACCCGCTCGGAAAATCCAGCTCCGAGTATTTTGAAAATGTGTCTTGCGAATGATTTGATATGTTCCATCTTGCTCTCACCGGCTCAGAGAACATAAATCCGTTTTTAGTAAACCAAAGTAAACCTATAATCGTGAGGCGAATAGCAGAGAAAAATGTTATCTAATCTGAGGTCCCATCTTTTGTCTAACCGTTTGAGGGTAGCCGTCAACTCATCAGGATGAGTGTGAACATATTCCTGTTTTGTTGAGTTCATCAAATAAGTCCTCATTTAATCAATACATTGAGATTGATAATCCAGCCAATCTTCCAGTTGCTCCATATAATCCAGCCAAGCTTCCCATTCTTTGATGTGATTGTCGTATTCCATGACATCAAAGATTTTTAGATATACAAATCCGTTTTCACAAAAAGAAGGTATACATGAAAATGGCAACTAAGCTTGTAATTGGTAATACTTATGAGATTACAGATTCAAAGTATTCGCTAGGCAAGTATCTTGGCAAGATAGTGGTTCAAACAGGAGACCGCGTATGTAAGTGCCACCTATCTCCTTCAATTGGGGTTTTTCAATTTACTAGTGGAAACTATACCGAATCATTATTTAAAAACGAAATCTCTAATGTGAAAATTATTTCAGGTTAAAGATGTCAATTCCAACTAACAACATCGTTCAACTAATGCTACTTGTCAACTGGACGAAGATTGAGTCATCAATGAGACGTGTGAAAGCGTGTCCAAATCTTGATCACGAGATTGAGCTCTTTAGATACGTACAAACAGTTCCTCGAGTTCTTATTCGCAAGACACAGACTCTACCTTCAGGAACAGCTATTGATGACGAGTTATCTAAGCAGAATACCATCGACTTCTTCACAGCATTATTTGAGAACTGGTCGTCGCGAGTTAGTTGTATTGTACAGCGTGTGAACTCGGAAACATGTAGTCTGTCGGTTCTAATTGAAAACGGATCGAGTTGCTTTAGATTGTAAGTATGACAGAATGGCACTCATGAATTCATCAATCAGTCAAATTATTTCACTTATCGACATGCAGAAGACGCATGGTCGGGTCGCCTATGCATTGCGTAACGCACACAAAGACTTTACGTTCGTATTGTTTGAGTATACCAGTTCGAGCCCAGATGCTCTGATTTCTCAGGAAGAGATGCTACCATCTAGGGTGTCGATTCAGTCGGTTCTGAGTGACCCTGTAATTCTTAATTCTCTCACTAGACTCTTGTGTCCAAATGATAACTTTCTGCTACATGTCCGTCGAAAGATTGACCACTCGGTGCCAGGTGGTCTTCCAACGGAGAAGCGTCAGTTCGTTATGAAGGTTTACAGTGACCCGTGTAATGACATGTCGTCAATCACGATGAACAGTAATCACTTCACATACTAAAAGAAAAAAAGGTAGAAAGGTGGTTCTACCCATTTTTTGTTTAAAGATCCGGATCATCATCGTCTAGAGGACCATCATAATCGTATTCTGCATCATCTTCATCATCTTCGAACTCATCCTCATACATGATTTCGGTTGTCATAATTACATCATTATCATCCTCATACAAGATGACTTGGCGAAAGTTGGTACCTTCCCTTACTTCATTGTCGATATATGTGAGTAGCATTCTAACTTCTATCTACGATTTCATATACAAGTCTGATTCGTTTTCAACATAAAGGCAACCACCGTAATCTACATGAGCAAGTTGGTTTGGTTGATTCTCGCGACATCCGAGACAGGTTGAAATACCAACATTTGTTAGAATCTGATTGCCTTCATGTCTGGGAAGACCTTCCTCAATATAAGCTTCTACAAAATCTATTACTATTTTTTGAGTTTCGGCGTTATCACAGTGCCTACGGAGGGACCTGAGAAGAAATCTTACAGCGGTGGTAATTGTTGTCAACATGCTGTTTATTATTTTTTAACACCCAATTCGTTTTTTGTACCATTCTATAAAACAAGCCGGTGAACAAAAATTCCAATAAGTGATATCAATCTTTTTGAGACATTCTCGACAATGTTCCATTATTAACAAATACCATACTTGTCTGAAGCTAGTTTACAATCCCCAGATGGACACTTAATCGAGTTTGGTGGGCACTCAGGAGCTACCTTTGTGGAAGGGTTATCAAACCCCTCCATAACCATGTAGTAAAGATAGTGGTTGACTACAGCAAAGATTAGCCCGTGAACGACAAGCTGAACTTTAAATGTTCCTGGAAATCTGAACAGAACGCCAGGAACAAGAGCGAGGAATAGGATAACCTTTATAAACATAGCTTTAGGGCACATCATTTGCTTAAGTGGCAAGTTATTTAGTTGGGAGGGGTGATTTGAGTAAGGAATTCCCTGCAGGATTGAGTACACAGTCCATCTCGCCCTTCTGGTTGGCTCCTGCAATATAACCCTTAGGGCACGAACCTCCGTAGTTCGCAAACATCTCACGAACGTGGTGCCAGTAATAATACATTACAAATGTCGTAACAGCTGAAAATAAGACCGCATGGACAACAAGGACGGTTCCACGCGAGCTATGCTTAGGAAGAGTTATGAGGACACCAGGAACAAACGCCATGAATAACATAGCCGACAGTAATGTGCTTATGATGTCCATTTATACATTGGTTTGAAGTTTTTTAGCGTCTGAAGACAGCCTTCCAGAGAAGACGGCTGACTACCGCGAACAGTAGACCGTGAACAGCCAGGACCATCCAGCGGTCGCCGTGTGGGGGGAGCGTTACAAGGACGCCAGGAACAAACGCAGCGAATACGACAGCCGTAAAAAGAAGCTTCTTCCAGTCCATTTTTACTTTCTACGCGAGAGTTTTCTTGAACGAGCAATATTCTTCATAAATTGAGCCCGACGGCGAGTCTTGAGAGTGTGCTTTTTTGGATTAGCAAGAACCTCCATCTCATAGGCTACAGGTGTCTCACCCATACGAAGAGCTTGTTTGGTAAAAGCCCCCTTGTCCATCTTGGCTACGGCTTTCTGAATCCACTTCTTCGAAGAACGGCGACGCCCGGCATTTTGAATCTGAAGAGGGTGAACCGGCAAAGGCTGGGTTTTAAAATCAGTGCTTCCCGAATATAATTGAGCAGCCATTTAGTCTAACGCAGAGGATTGTTTCGAAGGACACGTATTACACCCCGATACCTTAACTTGGGAAGAAACAGTATACATATATGCTACAACGGCTATCAAAAACAGAAGTGCAGCAATCAATGCCATTTGTTTAGTCACAAGAGTTTTCACTTAATCATCCTAACACAAGAATGGGAATCCCGTTTTATTTCGCAAGTCTATCAAAATCCCACAAGGGAATCATCCAGTCAATCAAGAAGGATCAACCGCTTGTGGTCGATGTGTTCGTAATCGACTTCAACTGCCTAATTCATCGCTACTTAAAAGATGAAGACCCATTTAGTTCAATTCTGGAAGCTCTCCAGCATATCATGGACACAGTTTGTAAATCAAAACTAGTAATCATTACTATGGATGGATTAGTTCCATACGCAAAGATTGTTCAACAGAGATATCGTC